ATACTTGAAATGCCATAGGTTGTTTCTCCTCTTAATTAGCTAATTAACATTTTTAATTTTTCAAAATCCATAAGTTTTCTTATGACCATAGTCAAACTTTTCAGTTATTGATATTTATAATAACCCAAAATTGTAGTTTATTGACCTTTTCTAACAGCAGGGAACCAACGAGTGCCATACTCATCTACAGTTTCTTCGTTCATAGGGTCACTATTGATACCGTCATCTACGAACCCAAAAGGTGCCATATCTTGTTCGATTAGATTTTGTTGTTCCATATACATCTGATTTCTTATATTTGAATCAGATAACTCTTTGAAATAGGGTTGATTTGAGAGCCATCCAAATATGACTAAACACATAACTAAGTCATCATTTGTACCTTCTTCAGCCATCCAACTATTCCCTCTACGTGAAAAAGTTGATATTTCTTCAATTATACTAAAGTCATTGACTTTTAGTTTGTCACCCTCCATAAGCGTCTTAAAATTCGCACAACCAACCTTTTTTATCTGTTTTGTCATACGTACACCAAGTGATGTTCCTCTACCTGAAAACATCGCCCCTAAGATTTGACCCGCTCGACCTCTTTGAGTTGTCATTAAGATATTAGGGTATTCTAACTCATAATGCATCGCTTCGGCGATTGATTGACCTAAGTCATTGACTTCAATTAATGTATGCGCTTCATTATACGCCTTCGCCGTTTGACTGATGATGTTTGGAAAGACAAATGGTTTGACTTCATTGTTCTTATAGGTACAAACGACTTCATAAGGTATCTTTTTACTTTCATCTTTTGTAACGTCTAATATAATAAACGCAGAGTAATCTTTGTTTGTACCTCTAGCCACGTCAACACAACAAACATACATACGACCCTTTTCTGGTTTCTTAAACATCTTTAATCCATTTTTAGATTGTAACGGATCGGCGTATGGTGTGTTTTTAATTTTCGCTGGTGAGATGAGAGTATCTACTGAACCTAAAAACTCACACTCAAACTCTTGTTGGAATTGTTCTTCACTTGTATTACGAATGGTCATCTCTTTCCATTTTTCATCTCGTCCTGGAACTTCTGACCAGTGTACTTCTATAGGTACATAATCATTTCTTTTATTAATCGCATCAATCCATAATTTGTAATATTGATTCATACCGTGTGGTGTTGATACAATAATCATCTTTGTTCTTTTACCAGATGAGATCGTAGGATAAACTGAACTAAAAAACATCTCTGCGATATTTGCTGGTACGAAAGCAAACTCGTCAAGGAAGATAATGTTAAATGAACCTCCTCGAATAGCAGAACTTGAAGTCGCCGCTGCTACAATCGTTGATTTGTTTTCTAACTCTATATTCCCTTTGTTCCAATTGATGATACCTTGTTGTAACCATTTTGGTAAGTTTTCATAAGCGAGTTGTAGTCTTCCTAATATATCTCTCGCAGTAGAACTTTTGTTCGCCAGAATAGCGATGTTTGAATTTGGATTAAATAAAGCGTAATGTAAAAGATATGAAATCGTTGTTGTTGATTTACCGGATTGTCTTGGTAGTTTACAAATTGTAAATCGGTTGTCGTGTATGGTTTGTACAATCTTTTTTTGAAAGTCATACATCTTAAATGGCACTAGACCTTCGTCAAGGGATACAATACGAACATAGTTTTCCATAAAGTATAATGGATCCTTTGAACACTTTTGGTATTCTTCAATCTGTTCTTTGGTAAACTCAACAGGTGTGTTTACTTTTTTCAGATTCGGATTTCCTAAATACGCTTCATTATTACTCATTTACGATTGCCTCTATGTGAGTATACCCAAGTCTTTTTGCTTGTGTAACTCTTTGATTACCTTTCTCTACACTATATAGTTTTTCTTTATACAGTGAGCCATCGGCGCCATATCGTTGTGTGGAACTAATCTTGTGTTTAAATACTTCAATAGGATTATTCATTATATCTTTTATGTCTTCAACGCCATCAGTTAATTTAGGATTATACTTTTCGTAATAACGATTATAAGTCAAATCACTTATCTTCAGTGTCGTCTTTTTTGGGTGTGATGTCTTTGACTTTAGTATCTTCATCTTTTTTCAACATCTTTTGTAACTCTGCTGTAGAGCCTACAAAGAGAGCATTCTTAATATTATTATTTGCTGTTTTAGGTAATTCTTTTAAGTCTTTGAGTTTCTTTTGTAAGTCTTGTAATTTATCTACAGTTTGTCCAACTTGTCCTATCAATTGACCAGCGACCTCATATGCTCTCGGGTGTTGACCCTCTCTAGCAATATCAAGTATTCCATCAATCGCCTCCTGTCCACGCTCTATAAGATTATAGTAGTTTTCTCTACTATATTTGTAGTCGTTGTCTATGTCAGGTGATTCTTTGTCTTCTTTTCTTGGAACAGGTGCTTTAAATTGCTTTTGTTCTGCTGGCACTGATTCTTTTTTATCAATACCTAATATCTCATTGACTTTGTCTTCTAACTTACTCATAATATAATATAATATTTAATTATCTTCAGTTAAAGGTAATGTTATTTCTGTACCATTTTCTAATTGTCTTGTAATTTCTTCATCTAAACCATCAGAAAGTTTATTAGCTATCGCATCAATTTCATCATTAGTCCAATCTGCTCTTGTTTTATATTGTTCATCGCCTGATGGTATATAAACTGATGATGCAGTTGCTTTATTTCCTTCAGCATCAGTTCCTTCTTTTATAAATTTAATTTTTTCTACTACGTCCATTCCAGAACATATTTTTGCTTTCCATACAATTTCCATATTTTCTCCTTAACTTAATTGTGTTCTTATATCTGATTCACGAACATCATAAGTTCCTGAAGCCATAGCCAATCTTAAAATTCCACTAGAGGCACTATAAGTTCTTCCAGCAGGTCCACCAGATATATTTTGTGAAGCTATTACATCTACATCACTTAACGACCAAGATACTAAATCATGGAAAATGTTACCACCAGAAACTCCCCAAACAAAAGCTAATGAACCATATGAATTTGTACCACTTATATTAGTTGCTGTAGTGCTAACACTAACAGATGCTTTAGAAGAATTAACAATACCACCAGTTGATTCTCCTCCAGTATTTACACGTAATCTGCCAGGCGAGTCTGCACGCATAAATTCATTTAATGCTGAGCCAGTGCTATTATAAAATCGTAAACTACCTGCTGTAGCACTTAATGGATAAGATGCAATTCTTCCTAATGGAATTGTTGTAGCTCCAGAAACTTTATGGTCAAAATCAATTGTTACTGCGTTTGTAGTTGCAGTATTTTCAACTCTATTAAGAAGTTGTAATCCTGTAAAAACACCATTTGCAGTATTACCACCTAAAGTTAAACCTTTTATTGTAGTTCCTTCAGCGGAAGTAGTCTGAGCACCAACACCTACACCTACATTTTGACCTGAAATATAAAAATTAGCACCTGGCACTCTAAGATCAGTTACATTAGCATCCCCAAGTGTAATCTCATTGGTAGCTGTTGCAGATGATGCTTGTGCGTTGTGACCTAATAGAGTTAGGTTTGAACCTGTGGTTACTGTTGCACCTGCACTTGTTCCTAAAGCAACATTACAACCACCTGTAGTAATAGCACAAGCTGCCAAATTACCTATTGCTACATTACCTGAACCTGTTGTTGCTTTATAAAGAGATTGATTACCAACTGCTGTATTAAGACATCCAGAAGATAAACACCAACTGGAACTAGTTCCAATAGCAGTATTACAGCATCCAGTATCTATTCTAGTCATAGAACAGTGACCTACTGAAGTGTTAGCAAAACCTGTTGAGTCTGCAGCTAAATTAAATCCTAATTGAGAATAATATCCAATAGCTGTATTAGCTGCACAAGTAGCTCTATTTAAAGCAGCATAACCTAGAGCTGTGTTGTTGTGTTGTGAAACATTACATCTTAAAGCAGCATAACCAATAGCAACATTGGCACACCCTGTAGTGTTTGCTTGCATAGTACAACTACCGATAGCAATATTTAATCTACCTGTTGTATTAGCAAGTAAACCACAGTGTCCAGCAATAGCAATATTATTATCTCCAGTTGTGTTATTTTTTAAACTTTCAAAACCAATTGCTACGTTGTTGCAAGCTGTTGTGTTGCTTTGTAAAGAATAAGTACCTATTGCTGTATTACAATTTCCTGTATTATTACATAAAGCAAAAGCACCCATTGCTACATTTCCAGTATCACCTGAATTGTTAGTAAATAAAGCAAAAGCACCAACAGCTGTATTTTCAGCACCATTATTAAATGCAAGAGCATTCATACCAACTGCTGTATTACAACTTGTTGTAGTATTAAATTCAAGAGCGTTTCTACCTATTGCTGTATTATAATTTCCTGTCGTATTTCTTAATAATGCAAACTTACCTATAGCTGTGTTTTCACCACCTGTCGTATTATTTCTTAAAGAACATACTCCTACTGCTGTATTATTTGCAGCTGTCGTATTAGAATAAAGTGAACAGAAACCTAATGCTACGTTACCACCACCTGTCGTATTAGAAAGTAAAGCATCTCTACCTACTGCTACGTTATTAGTACCTGTCGTATTAGCACAAAGTGAATTATAACCAACTGCTGTGTTAAAATTACCTGTTGTATTATTTAAAAGTGCATTAGTACCTATTGCTGTGGTTTGACAACCTATCGTATTACAAACTAAAGCATAACGACCAACAGCAGTATTATTAGAAGCTGTTGTATTGGAATATAATGCTCCAAAACCTACACCAGTATTATTTATCCCTGTTGTGTTATTATACATAACTTCCTGACCAATAGCAATATTGTTACTACCTGATGTATTTACTAACAATGGACAACTACCAATTGCTATGTTAGAATTTCCTGTATTAGCACCAGTACCTAAAGCAAGATAACCTAAGGTTGTGTTATTATCACCTGTTGTGCTAAATCTTAGTGAACAACCACCAATCGCAACATTCCTATTACCTGTCGTATTAGCATTAAGTGAACAGAAACCTACTGCGGTGTTGTTGGATGCTGTCGTATTATTACAAAGTGATAGAGAACCAACTGCTGTATTATTAAGTCCTGTATTTTGAGCTAAAGACCGATAGCCTAATGATGTATTATCTGTTCCTGTTGTATTAGAACATAAAGCACTTGAACCAACTGCTGTATTATTAATTCCTGTAGTATTATCTCTTAGAGCATGCTCACCAACAGCTGTATTTAAACTACCTGTTGTGTTATCTTCTAATGTTTTATAACCTACTGCTGTGTTGCTATTAGCTGTTGTATTAGCAGAAAGAGAATTAAAACCTATTGCTGTGTTGAAGTTAGCGGTGGTGTTTGCATCTAAAGAACCATATCCAACGCCAGTATTTCTACAACCTGTCGTATTAGCACAAAGTGAAAAATAACCCACTGCTGTGTTGTCGGAAGCTGTGTTATTTTGAAGCGATTGCGTTCCTATAGAAGTATTACTACTACCACTAACATTTGATCTTAATGAATAATGACCTAAAGATGTATTATTATTTCCTGTTGTATTAGATAATTGAGAAGTAACACCTATTGCGTTATTGTTAGCACCTGTCGTATTTGCTGTAAGTGCTTGATAACCTATAGCAACATTAGATGCACCTGTTAAACTAGCATCATCAAGTGCTAAATTTCCTAAAGCAACGTTATTTGTACCTACAGGATAGTTACCATCTAGTTTGATTGTGCCATTTAAAGCAACGGCGCCGGTTGTACTAATGGCAATATCAGATGCCAGTTTAGCGCCTGTAAGTGTGTTATCTAATAAGTCGGATGCGACTACTGTACCATCTGCGATTCGATCCGCATTGATAGCGTTATCTGCGATTACTGTTCCTTTGATTTTACTTAATGCCATTGAATCCTCTCTCTATATTTATAAGTTTACTCGTCCGTATCCGTTTCTGGATTATAATTTTTACCATCATTAAAATCAGTAATAGTTGTTGTAAATCCAAAGTCATCATCTGCATCAGCGCTAGTAGGATTAGGTGTAATTGTAATTCTTACTTCTCTACTCTCTGTTTGTGTTGTATCACTATGTAAATCTGTTTGTGTTTCTTTAATGACTTTTTGTGTGGACGCTGGTCCAAATAAATATGTTTTCGCTGTAAACCCTAACGTATAAATTACAGCTCGTCTTTGTGTAAAGTCGCCACTATAACTATCTTCATAATTAACATCATTGAGTATAATTGGTATATCTCTTTTAATATTTAATTCTGGTATCGCATTGACAGTTACAGTATAATCAGGTTGAAAAAATGGAAGTATTTGTTCTATGATTTGTAAACCACCTTCTGCTGTCGCTGTAAATACATTTAAAGTATAAGATATATTGTACGGAACAGGTGTGTAATTATAATTTAACACTTTTCCGTCTATTCCTGTTTTAACTGTTTTATATTTCTGTACTCTTGTTAATTTACGAGCACCGTCATATTGTATTCCTGATATTTCAAATGACATACGTGGAAGTGTAATTGCCATTTCTCTTTCATTTAAATCTGGTTGTTGATCTAATCTTGTTAAAAACTTTTCTTTTGGTGCATATGCTAATGGCACTCGAATAGTTTGTATTACAGTATTGTTTGAGTCTTTTCTTTTAATTTGTATATTATTAAAGATTTGACCAAACGCAATTGTCATTCTTCTTAAGCTTTCATTATAAAAATATCTTCCTAACATTATAATAAACCTCCTTCATCAGGATCACCAAAAGGATTACGTTCAGTAAAATCGAGTATATCATCAGCGGTAGATGCTGTATCAAATCCAGCTTCTGTATCTAAATCTAAATTATCTGAATATAAAGATTGTGTTTGTATGTTATATGTTTCTAATAACATATAATTGTCCTGACCATCTGCACTGTCGTTTTCTAATAATAAAGCACCATCTTCATTTTCTAAAGATACTTGATGTTGTAATTGATCTAAAGTATATTGATCTTCCGCACTATCAATATCACTATTACCTGTGTCTAATCTTTCGGATGAATACTCCCAACGAGTACATACAAGTTTATAAACAGGTAAATTACTTAATTGAAAAAATGGCTCTTGGTCTTGTACGAATTTGATTTCAAAAAAACTATTCATCAAAGGCATGTAAAGTATGTCGCCTTCGTTTGGTCTACCTTCTTTTATTAAGGCTACATTATTATCAACGGCTTCATTAAATCTTCTTTTAGATACCATAAATGTGGTATCTTCTCTAATTTCTAAACCAAACTTGTTAATGATTTCTTGTTCGCCTGCAAATCCTTCAGTAGTTTCCATATACATTTCAACTACGTGAGCAGAACTAAACTTAGATAATGTATCTTCTCCTAAAATTATATCTCTATTGATAAGTGTTCTTGGAAGATAGTGTATATCTTGTCCATAGATTTTTAAACCTTCTATAATAATATCTTCGTAAAGTCTTTGTTCTTCCGAACTTCCTATTCCCTTGCCAGCCTGAAAGTAATGGTTAACTGACATGGCATTATCCTATCATCATTGCAGGATTTAATTCATACGAACTTCGTATTTCTTGTTCTAACTTTTCTATATCAGTTAAAGCTTCAGAATATAATTGCTGACCATTTAATGAAACGCCACCAATCATAGCGACACCATTAAACTTAGATAAGTTAGCGCCCCACTGTTTTTTAAATAATGCAGTAACATATCTTTTTAAATAAATGTCATTGTAAACATCTGTATACACTGTTGGATCTAGTTTTCGATAGCACTCTATGACTAGATACTCACCAACTTGTAAATCGTTTTTCCAATCTTGGTCTATGTAAAGTCTATTATCGTGTTGATTAAATCTTAATGGTTTTTCACCAACTAATATATGATCTAAAAAATCTAAATGTCTTAATACAACATCATAGTTAATTATTGATGTTGAAGAAAAATCATAAAGGTCATTTAATCTTAATTGGTATCTTACATCAAATAAGTTTAGATTACCTTTATTAGAGTATGGAAATAAGTTAATAACAGAGATAACACTTTCTGGTACAACAATAAAACCATTACCTTCTTTCCAAGAAGTTGTTACTGAATTTTTAGTAACTGATTCTGATGTATCAGCGTTTATTCTGTCGTAATCAGCCTGTGTGTATTGATACTTTAAGTATGTTCTTCTTATACCGTCATAATGATATTGCGCAAAGTATTGTAACGCTTCATCAATTCTATCTTCTAATTGGTCGTCATCAGCGTTAATTTCTATGACTGGCTTTCCAAGTGCTCTTAAAGCGTATTGTTTTAATTCTTCTCTACTAGATGGTGTTGCCATAATTCCTCATATTTATTTATCCTAGCGCTATCGCCTGAGCAATTGCAAACGCAGGACTTGCACCTGCTGTTGTTTGTGTTGTTGCATCATCAAAAGTAATACCACTTGAACCAACAGTGATACTCGTAGAAGATAGACTTGTTAAACCCGTAATATTACTTGCAAGAGATACAGCGCCAGAAGATACTGAAAAATCATTTGAATCAAATGACGCTATTCCTTTTACAGAAGTTGTGGCATCGTTTCCAACACCAATGGCTTTTATCGAGCCACTATCATTTATATAAAACTTTTGATTTGAAGTATCAACCGCTACTTCCCCACTAGTAATATTACTAATCGTAGGGGCCGATGTTCCTCTTTTAAGTTTTATTACGGTCGCCATAATCTAACCTTCTGACGACTAATTAAAATGTTCCGCCGTCTACAGTCGTTACTGTTACTGCTCCAGATGATACAGTAAAGTTATCAGAACTAAATGAAGCAATACCTTTATTTGATGTTGTTGCGTCTTCTCCAGTGATTGTTAAAGTATTTGAAGCAATCGCTGTTACAATACCCTCACCATTGTTAATTACTAATGTTTCACCAAGAGCAACTGCATCAGTTGATGAGTCACTACCTTGAATAGTAAATGTACTATTTGATAGCGCAGAATTACCAATGTTAGATAATGTGTTTGAAGAAGCATCAATTGTTTTGTTTGTTAAAGTTTTAGTGTTGTCAGTTGAGATAACATCACTTCCACCTAACGTTGCTGTTGTCGCCTCTAAATTC